AACTTAAACAATCTATTTTGATTTGAAAAGTATTTTTAGTTAAAATGGGGGTAAACCCCTATGAGAATCGGTGTAAATACTAAATTGCCAACTCTAATTTTGAATTTATTTTAGTTATACCGTCAATTCCGGTAATCTCAAAATCATCAACTGTGTAATCGTAGACGTTTTTATTTTCTTTTAAAATTAACTTTGGTTGTATGTCTAATGGCTCCTTGTTTAATAATTCTGAAACTGCATCAAAATGTCTATCGTATATATGTAGATTCTGAACCAAATGACAAAACTTACCAACTTTATATCCGCAATGACCAGCAACCATCATTTGTAAAGCAACATACTGAATTTTGTTTATATATCCGGCAGTAATAAAATCGTTGCTACGTTGGATTAGTGTCATATCAAGAGTTAATTCTCCATTATTTCTTCTTACCGAGAATAGTATTTCGTACGCGCAAGGAAATAAACCTTTTGTTTCAAATAAATCGTGATACTGAAACATATTGATAATATGTCTTCTACCAAACGGATCCTTAACTAACCCATCAAGTAGTTTGTTCATCAAATCATATCTCCCGATTGTTGCACCATATCTTTGTCCGATTGTATCATCACCAATATTCCATTCTTCCCACCAGTTTACACCCATCTCACGAGCAACTCTCAATGATGAAGTTTGTTTTTGATATATCCATAAAATTTCTTTAATACCGGTTTTAATTGCGGTATTTCTTAATGTCGGAATTGGAAACTCTTCTTTTGATATGTCATACTCTTCAAAAACTCCTGTAATAAATTTTGAGTTTGCTGGTGTTCCATCCTCGTATTTTGGTCTTGGATTTTCATCCCAAGAACCTTCTTCCATAATTTTTTGGATGTTTTGAATGTAATATTTATCCGCTTTATACATAACTTTCTATTGTTTTATCGTTGTATGATATTGTGATTAGTTTGGTTGGGATATTCCAATCGTTATTCATTCGATCCTCCATTTCTTCAACACTCCAATTTTGCCAACCGGAATAGGAACGAAGGTGCATTTTATTGATTAAGTCCATTCTCTCTTCCAAATCTAACTCTCGCTCCTCAATCTTTAGTTCCCACTTTTCAGAGAACTCAGGGTTGTTTTTAATCTCAAACAAAAACAATTCTTTTGATGGTACATCGTCATAACCCATATACTTGGTTGTGTATTTGTTATACACCTCATCAATAATCTGGTTGTATCTTTCTTTATTCATCTTTGTTTTATTTGTATATTGATGGTCTTGAACCATTAAGTTTCTGACTCAATAAAGTTTCCTTGAGACACTTAACGAATTCTTCTTTTATGTCTTCAACAACGATATCGTTACCGTACACCATTACATCTTTCTTAACACTATCTTTCCAATGATAATTTTTGGGGTAGTTATATAAAAGGAACTTCTCCATTTCCTCCATAGTAAAGGAAAGTTCTATTTTAATTTGTTCGTTCATCTTTATTTTCTTTTGTTATTTCTAATGATTTTACACCTATAACATCATCTTCTTTTAAACCATGTAATTGTGGTGGAATTTTAAGAGATTTAAATAAATTTTTTTGTAGATATTCGATATCCTCAATTTCTTCTATTGATAATTTTTTATCATTCATCTTCATCTTTATTTAATAATTTACGACCTTCTTCCCATATTGATGATCCACACATATAAGGGTGCTCAATAACCTCTTCAAGAAATTCCTCAAGTTCTTTTATTCTAATATCCTTTTCTTCTTCTGTCATCTTTTAAACATTGATTTAAATTTCATCCAAACTATTTCAGGATAATTCCATAACCACCAAAAGAATATATAAATTTTTCTCATAATTTTTAATCGTTTACTACTCCTTTTCTATTTCTATTTCCGGGTTAACCTTACTTGATTTACGTATTTGTTTTTTAATTGATCTGTTGTTATCCTCATCTTCAATAACTATCTTTACGGTTTCAGGAAAAAACATATTCATTCCCACTCCTAAATTCACCTCAATTACTTTTTCTTTTTTCATTTTTTTTCTTTTTTTTATCTATTAATTCAGTTAAAGTACCCAGACATTCATCACAGAAAGGACGATTAAGTCTTAATGAATCCATTTCTGATTCACAAACCAAACATTTTGGTTGATAACTAACAATAATCTTTTTTTGTTTATTGGTGTCAGTATCGGTATCACCATATTTTTTTATTAGGTATTTACTCCATACTTCCTGTTTTCTACCGTTTACAAAGAACCAACCGCAGTTTAGTTCAAACCATCTTACAAATCTTTTCATAGAAAATTATTTATTTAAATTATATGGATCAGGATCCAATGTGTCAGAAATCATCATCATACAAAGTGATGGTATACCAACAATAAGTGCCGGTATTGCAAGTACTACCGAAAGTACTCTTGTTGTAATATAAAGTATATTTTTCATTTTTTGTTTTTTGTTTTTAAATTTCAAACATATCATCGCACCATATTGGTGTTTTTTCGCCCACATATGATCCTCTAACATTATAATCAAAATGTTCTATAGCATCAACCATATCCATACCATCCAATACCAATATTTCAATACACATTCGTACAGAATATATTAGTCTCATAGTACCGCCTTCAATACCAATAACCGCATCATCAAACCCATCAGCCTTTAAGATCTCCTCGTCTTGGTAATATTCTACTATATTATCTAACATCGTTTAAAATAATAATCCAATTGCCAATCCTAACGCAAATCCTGACACAAATATTGAAACAATAAATGTTATTAAATATTTTTTAATCTTATTAAAATTAAAAAATCCGTTATTGTTTTGTGGTTGTTGAAAACCTTTCATTACGTTTTCCAAATTTTTAAACATATTTGGATCAAATGGGTTGTTGTTCATATTTTTTTTCTTTTATAATTTTATATTTGTTTAGTTTCAACCATCTCAAAAAATCAGGTGCCGTCCATTTGTCTAATAGACTAAACAAATCCTGTTCACCTAATGGACCATCTCCGAACTGATCAATAAAACCTTGTAAATAATCTTGTTCTGTTTCTTCTTTATCAACTGATAATGGGTTTTTCTCACCGGTTAGTTCTTCGTAATAGGGATTAAGCTCTCCGGTCTGTGGATCGTGTGTTGGTATACTTCTCATCTTAAAACAAACTTCTAAGTTGGTTCGTTATCTCAATCATTCTTGTTTCTAACTTTTGGATTTCTTTCTTGTCTTCCTCAGTTAGTTCAAAGTTTTTTGCCTTTATATCACCAATTTGATTAGTAATTAACCTATGTTGGTTTGACAAACTATCGTATAATAATCTTTTATTTTCCATTTTTTACTATTGCTTTTGTTAGTTGGTTTATCAGTCCTTGAACTTCTCCGAAATCGTGAAATCTAACAAGTGGATCAGTATTGAAAAAATCAACATACCAATTGTCTTCCTTTATCTCCTCATTGGATGTCGTAATAAAGGTTAATCCGTCAACGATATCAAGAACGTAGTAATAAGACTCGTCTTCATCGTGTTCCCTCATTTCTTCACTTTTAAACCCTAAAAGTATTAATTCTCTTTCTGTCATATTATTTAGTCTCTACAATGTTATAAGTTCCTTCAATTACACCCCAAGATGATTCTTCGTGGAATTGGTATGTCTGTGCCACATCGTTAGAATCCATCTGACGTGTCAAATACCAAACCTGAGTTTCTTTCCAAGTAACGGTCACTAATTTACGACCTTTTGGTAGGTTGATAGTCCCTTCTCCACCCCAAGCTTTAACTCTTTCATTTTCTGTACAAGATGTTACCATAACACCCATTAAAATCGCCAAAAATACTTTCTTCATTTTATTATCTTTACTTGTTTAATATTTCCTTTTTTATCTGTTTTATATTTAACATTTGCTGTGTCAAAAACAATAGAGTGGGTTTCACTCATAGTCAAACAATTCCACTCACACGTTTCGTGATAATACAAATGAACGTGAACTTTATCCAACGTTTTACACCTTAAATATGTAAATTCTTTATATTGCCAGTTAGAACAACTCGTTACCAACCACAGAACAAATATATAAATAATTTTCTTCATAATACAATAGTAACTAAATTTATTGATATAACACACATTCTTTTTTCTTTATCTTGATAAATAACTTTTTTACCACCATAAAATCTTTCATCAATTTCAACAACTCCCTCAATGATCTCGTTATCGACCAAAAGTTTTACTTTCATCTTCAAATAATTGGTTGGTAATCAGGTTGTTTTGAATGTCGTGTTTTCCCATATTATAGGTTGTGTATGTACCGTTATCAAAATAAACCCTTACCATCAAAAATCCAAGATCAGACACGTAAAGATTTTCAATTTTCCCAACACCCTTTGGTGTATTAATTACCGGAAGATTATTTGGATATTTTGTCATAAATTGATTGTAAGGTGTTTGATATTTGAGACTTGATTTGATATTCATAACTGATTCTTTGATCTTCAACTTTCGTGTCATAAAGTTTTGTAATTTTTTCAACGTCTCTTTGTCCTAAAGTAGAGACATAGTGATAGACGTGGTTAGTAATTTCTATTTTACTGTCTTCCATTATAACAAATATGTCTAACGTTTTATTTACGATGTATCTTTTACCGGAAAGTGGTGCAATTGTAAATTTAGAATCGGGGTGATTAATCATTTTTCTAATGATTGCGGTTGTGATGTTTTCATACCCCGTAATATCTTCAGGAGTTTTAAACCACTTATATCCTCTACACCAAATAAGGTATTTAACCTTTAACCTTTTGATTTTGCGTCTCACCCATTTTTTAAACTTTGTCATATGATTTTTTTTATTATAACAAATATATAAAAACTTTTTTGAATAAACAAATATTATTTAAATTTTTTGATTTTTTCTTTTCCTCTCATTTCGGAAGCATATTTCATCCAAACTTTTTTAACTCTCGGCCAATCAGTTGTCGGATTTTTAAACTTTCTTTTGTTTTCTTTAAACCATTCTTCCATAGCAACAGACAAAGTCATATTTTTTGTTTTGGATCTTTTGATTAACCCTCTTACATATGCCGGTATTTCAATATTTGATGTGAGGTATTTAAAATTGTATTCTTCATCGTCCTCAATATCATCTTCACGTTCAAATTCCATATCCTCAAAATTTTGTTGCTCAACGTGTTCTAACTCGTGTTCAATGGTTTCTTTAACTTCAGCAACCAAATCACTCATACTCTCAGGAAAATGTTGTGGGTTGAATGTAATCTCAATATATATCTCTTCCATATCTGCTTCAGCATGTATTGAGAAGGGATCGTCCAAATCAATATCCTCCAAAAAATAACATTTGAAATCAAAGACCGCATACTCATCTCCCCTGTCAAATCTTAAATCATATAACTCAAAGTCCTCATCTTTTTTAAATTGCTTGATAACCATTCGGGAAAGTTTCATTGATAACTCATCAGATTTTCTTTCATTGATTAAGTTATTTTTAATTCTACCAATAAGTGATTCTATAATTTGTTGTCTCATTGTTGCAAATGTATCATAAGAACCCCACCAAGTGATGTCGCATATACTTGTAAATTTTTAATAGATTCTGTATCAAGTCTTGTTTTTCTTTTTGTGTAGTCAAGACCTAAAGTACCAATAAACTTATCATCAATTGTTTTGATGGCAAATAAATAACTTGATTTACATCCAGTATCTTCAGCGATGTATTTTAAACCATAGGTCGCAATTGTTTCATCTTTAAAGTCCGCCACCTCAATTACATCATTACTCAATAATTGATTGATTGATTTTGAAAATAAATTAACGGGTATATTATGGAAATTACTTTGTACTGACGCTACTCCTGGATGTACGGTCTCATACATTATTGAAAACTTCGCCATTGATTTTCCAGTTGGGTAGAAGTTTCCTCCGTTATGGAATTGTGTAATCCAAACTCTATCAGCATTAAATTCTTCCTTAATGTGTTCTATTTTGTTCGTAACCAACTCCGCAACCCTTAATGTTTCCTTAACCATATCGGGTTTCTCTTTCTTCTCCAACTTACTCTTTATATAAAGAACCAAGATTGGTCCTATCACACCTGTTATAAATGCGATCACTATTCCTAAATAATTTTCCATACTAAATTATAAATATACCGTTAAATAAAAAACCCCCACGTTTATGGGGGCTAAGTATTAATTTAATAAAATTATTTTTTGGCAATAACTGACCAAATAGTTCCGGCTAATGTCATAACACCACCGATGATTTCAGTAACGACCGTCTCATCAACAAGGCCTTTCATTACAACAATACCACCAACAAATGTTAATGTGTGTCTAACGATCCCTAATACTTGTTCTTTTGTAAGTTTCATAATTGAAAATTTAAAAGTTTATTTATATATAAATATTGACTCTTTATAAAATTTTAAAATAATAGATAATTATATAAAAACTTATTATTATGGAAGTATTAAAAAAAGGGAGTAAAGGGGAATCCGTAAGAACCTTACAAGAATTTTTAAAAATCACGGTTGATGGTGACTTTGGGTCAAAAACTGAAACTGCGGTTAAATCGTTTCAAAAGAAAACGGGGTTAACAGTAGACGGTGTTGTAGGAAAGAATACGTGGGCTGTTATGGGAATTTTAAATACAGATAATGCTGAAAATAGTGAAGTGCAATCTGCATTGCAAATTATTAAACATTACATGCCCGAAGACACGTACTTTAAAGGTCCGGTTAAAAAACAATGGATATTTTTACACCACACGGCAGGATGGGAAAACCCATATCAAGTCGCTGATATGTGGGCAAGAGATAATAGAGGTAATGTCGCTACAGAATTTATATTAGGTGGTCAATCGGTTAAAAATGGAGATATAAAATTTGATGGTGAGTTAATCCAATGTTTTCCTGAAGGAGGATATGGATGGCACACCGGTACAGGTAACTCAGTAATGCACAGAAATTCTGTGGCTATCGAAGTATGTAATATGGGTCAGATTGTAAATGGTAAGACATATGTAAATACACCAGCAGATCCATCACAAATCGTAAAATTAGCAAAACCGTTTAGAGGTTTTCAATTTTGGCACCGTTACTCAGACGAACAAATTAGAGTATTAAGAAATTGGATTTTATATTGTGCTAATAAATATAACATAGATCCAAGAGTTGGGTTAGTCCAATGGGTAAAAGAAAAAGGGGCTGACGGATTTGATGTTTTAGATTTAGCAAAAGCCAACTCAACGCCAGGTATGTATTCACACACAAACGTTATTCGTGGTAAGGTGGATATGTTTCCTCAACAGGAGTTAATAGATATGTTATTAAGTCTATAATTTAATGTTCTAAGTAGTTAGTTAAAACTCCACCTATTGATGCCACATGAATCATAACATTATTTATTACATCATCGTCTAATTGTGTTTTATTTTTTGTATAATCAACACCTAAAACACCAATAAATTTACCATCGATTGATTTTATTGAGAATAAGTAACTAGATTTACATCCATATTCTTCGGAAAAACTATTTAACCCATAGGTTGGAATATTATTATCATCATAATCCATTATTTCGATAGTATCTGAATCAGCTAATTGGTTCATAGATTTTGAAAATAAATAAACTGGTATATTTTTAAAGTTATTTTGTATTGATATAACACCGACATTAAGGGATTCATACACTATTGAAAATTTTGTTATCGATTTTCCTGTTGGGTAAAAATTACTTCCGTTATGAAACTGAGTAATCCAAACTCTATCGGCATTTAATCCTTCTTTAATAATATCTATTTTGTGTTCCACCACTTCACTAACCCTTAAAGCGTTAATAACTACATCGGGTTTATTTTTATTTTTATTTAAAACACTTTTAAAGTATACTAAAGATAATGGACCTATAATCCCTGTAGTAAATGCAACACCTAACTCAACCCAACTAGACATATATAATCTTTACTTAATAAATATGTTTAACTTTTTAATAATATTAATATTTATATAAAAACAATATATTATGTATACAAGAGAACAGGTTGAATCTGCCGTAAAAACCAAAGGTTATAAATGGTTTGAGGACTCCGCAAATAAAGGTTACGATGTAAATATCGTTAGTATTAGAAACAACTCACCATCAACATATAGAAAAGTAACGAATGTGTTTGATGATCACATCACGTTAACATTTAAAGATGAGAAAGGTGTTTTACAATTCTATTGTTGGATGGCAACCACCGATCCTGGTAAAAAAGGTGTTCAACAGTTTCATAACAATAAAGGTGTTGCAAGATTAGTACCGGGTCAATACCGAACAATATATACGGTTGATAAACATCAAGGTAAGTATGACGCACTTTGTCAGAGACTTGGTAATGTAACAGTATGGAGAGATGGTAATAAAGATCTTACTTTTGATGAGAAGGTAACCGATACTGGTATGTTTGGTATTAACATCCACAAAGCAGGACAAGATTCGACTTGGGTTGAAAATTGGTCGGAAGGATGTAGTGTCTTCAAACGTGTGAAAGATTTTGATGTATTTATGTCAATATGTAAGAAAGCGGCTAAAATTCACGGAAACAAGTTTTCTTATACTTTAATAGAGTCAACAGACATCAAATAACATAAAGGGACTTCGGTCCCTTTTTTTATCTCTCCTTGTAGGTCGAATAAGACACTACGATAATACCTATCAACGCGATCGGTACTAAACATGCAATAATAATTTCCATTGTGTTTTTTTTAATAAATAGACATACAAACTCCGTTCCAACACCCACTTTGAGTGGATCATATTGATTAATTATTATTCTTTGATTTTAAACCAACGTTTGAATAATTTTTCCCAAACATCCATTGCCGGATTAATGGCAACGAAAAAACCAATAGCACCAACAATAAAATTACCAATTGATGATTCTGATTCCAAATAGTATTTGAACAACCCCAAACCAATCCAAACAATTAAAAATGAAAGGGTCCAAGATAATAAGAATAAAAGAAAGTTTTTCATAATATTTTATTTTTATAAATAAAAAAACCGGGAAAGGGTTTGAACCAATGACACGTCCTGTTTAAATAGGATTGCTCTACCAGCTGAGCTACCCGGTTTTGTATAATAATAAGACATTAAATTAATAATGTCAAGTGTTGTCAGGGTGGGATTCGAACCCACAATGAGCAACCTTACGACTCCATAGAACCCACAAGTGTCTGGGACTATTGGTCTTGGGGACTCGGCACCGTGCCTCATTACACTCCTGACAAACCAATAATTTTATCTTCTTTTTCTTACTACAAAGATAAACATAATAAATAATATCAACAATAATGGTGTCATAATTTTTTATAATTTAAAAACACGCTCCTAAGCATTCTACTCCCAGCTCCGAGGAATTGTATCTAACTTATCCCGTTACTCACCGCTGTACAGGTACTTAGGTTTACGTGTTTGTGATCCATGTTCTAATTTCGGGATAGATCTTTCCCACGTAGTCAGGACAAGACTTGAACCTGTATGTCATATACATGGACTCCCATACGTCGCCCCATTTTGACACTTGTCGTTGCGTCTACCTTTCCGCCACCTGACTATCTTATTTGTTTTACAAAGATATGTAATCTATTTCAATCTACCAAATGTTTTTCGTATAAATCAATAAAATTTTTACCGTATTTTGAAATCACGTATGGTAGTATTTTCTCTTTAATTTCTTCTTTATATAAAACAACTATTTTATGTGGAAAATGTTTTATTTTAGCTTCAGTTATTTCCGATTTAAAATTTTTAATTTCAACGTAACTATTATCCGGTAATATAAAGTCAGGATAATATGTATGATTATTTCCAGAATAGATGTAGTTAAACCCCTCGTAGTTTCTTTGGAATGGTAAATTGTGTTCTAACTGATATATGACCCAAGCCATTTCATAACTACTATCACATTTATATCCTTTATACACACCATATTTACCCCTACTTGATCCTTCTCTAATACCACCAGAAATTTTTAACCAACATTCGTGATGGTATTTTCTTTTTTTACTTTTTTTATGTAAAATTGGTAAATTACAATGTAAACAAGGTGTTTCAATCATAGTTATTACTGGTATTTTAACACCATTTACCTTTCTAACGCCTCTATTATTTTCTGCAATTATTTTATTTGCCCTTTTTACCTTTTCAGAATTTTTAGCAGTTTCACTTACTTTTTTTCTTTGTTCTTCAGTCCAAACCCTAACATTACTACAAGACCTACAACAAAAGTATTTTTCTTTTTTTGGTTTTTCTACATTATATTCTTTAACAATAAATGGTGTGTTGCAAGTATGACAAGAAACTTCAAACTCATTCCATTTTTTTAATTTAGTTTGAGTCCTTTTTTCAATAGATTCTTTTTTTAATTTAACACCTTTTTTTTGGTGTTTATTTTGGCAAGACACGTTACAATACTTGTTCTTAACCTTTTCACCACAATGTAAACACTTATTTTCCATATTGTCTTTATATATAAATATACGACTAATATGTTTTTTGAACCCACATCGTTTTATTATTTTTTGGCGGTCCCGAAGGGAGTCGAACCCTCTTTTTCGTTTATCTACTTGCTACCGTGACAGGGTAGTGCACCAACCGTTATGCGCCGAGACCATATACACACTTTAAAACCGTAGAGGTACAACTTGTGTGCTATGTTGTTCATTTCATCGTCACCCGTATGGGATTCAAACCCATGATCTCTTCCGTGAAAGGGAAGCGACTTCAATCACTTGTCCAACGGGCGATTAACTCTTACAAACCTAACATTTCACCAACTTTTTTGAAATGTTTTTCAATCTTATTCAAAGCCGCAGTTGCCTTTTGTTTTGTTTTGAAGTACACGTAGAACTGACCACTTTCAGAATCAAACTCACCTTCAATCTTTAATACATCTTGTACAAAACTTTCAAACTCATACGCATCTTCCCAATTACGGATTGTGTTTTTGTTTGGGAATCCTGTCAAACAATAATCGGATCCTTCAATTTTTGTAATTTTTAAACCTACGGTTTTAATTGTCTCTGTGTTTGTCATAGTTCTTTATTTTTGTTCTACAAAGATATGTAATCTATTTTGATCTGCCAAATCTTTTTTAAACTTTTTTTGTGGACACTGTGGGAATCGAACCCAAACAATCTGATTGCAAATCAGTTGACCTGCCGTCGGCATCAGGCCCAAGTAGAGACGTGTGGAATTACTCATCCACTCCAACCGTCGGACTGTTCGTCTCTTGGAGCGGGTGGTGGGACTCAAACCCACAACCCCCAGCTTGGAAGGCTAGTGCTCTAATCAATTGAGCTACACCCGCAAAATAAAAATCAACATTGCTATCAGGATTTAAACGTCGCTCAGAATACTTACTGACGCCCACTGGTTGGATACAGTGACTAGTTGATCTTTTTGTACTGACGGTTGGGATCGAACCAACGTTTAAAACTTCCTCTACGGGCATAGATGATATAAGCATCCACCGGTACGTCAGCGTAATCGTCAGTCTCTCCTGACCGTCACCCCTAACCCACAGGTATTACCCGTATCGTAGTAAAGCTTGGTTGGCTATTAGTTGTTGCAGGAGAAGGGTTCGAACCTCCGACCTCAAGGTTATGAGCCTTGCGAGCTACCACTGCTCTATCCTGCGATATACCATTTGTAGTTTAGTAGTCGACTCACACTCTCGTTTCACCATCTTGAGTCAACAGGTTAATGCACTTTACGAGTTTCCCGTTTCTTACAACCACAATATTTTTATTTCAATGAACTTCTTCTTTATTCACGGGAGTAGGACACCAATCTCTAACTTCCTACCCCCGTTCTCTGTCTTACAAAGATATGTAATCTCTTTTAATTTGCCAAAACTTTTGTAAGATTTTTTACAACATATTTTCTACCTATTTTTTTTAATACCCCAACAAAATCATTTTCGTGATTAATACCACCATAAAAACCTGAACCATCATTCCACATACCGAACTTGTTGTTTTTGTATACGTTCTCACCATCAAACGTGATATACTCAGGTTGGAAATCCTTTGTAAGATTCCATGCTCTATTCATCTCACGATTCTCAGCCGGTGTGTAGTTACCACCCATAGTTGATTTGCAAAGAAATGTCGCCACTCCAACAACAACCTTCTCACCATTGAGTGTTGCGTTTTTATCAAATTTTTTCTTGTAAGTATAGATATAAATCCCCATATGTTTTTTATTTCTACAAAGATATGTAATCTATTTTGATCTGCCAAATCTTTTTTAAACTTTTTTTTACCATTATGTCAAAGAACAAAAAAACCCACCTCGTAATTGAGATGGGTTTCAAAATTTATTATGTATTAAATTATCATACCATCTCCTTATAGGAACAATCCTCAGCTATCGCCAATCCGCCTAATAATATGATATGTAAATTTTTCATTTGCGTTTTTATTTGTTTTGTTATAAATATATAATACTTTTCAAAAGTGTCAAGTTTTTTTTAATCTCTTCTTCTTCTTGTTCTTGCTTCCATAAATATTTTTTCAAAAACATCACCCATACCTTCACCATTTGATCCAACTCTTTTTCCTAAAATTGATTCAATATCAGAAAACTCATCGCTTGTCATTACGCTACTAGTTTTTGATAAAAAACTTTTAAAGAAACTATCAGATATATCATCCATAGTTTTTTTATCTTTGTCTTCTTTAATAACTTGTCTAACAATTCTTGACAAGTCTCTTTCTGTTAATCTATTCATAATATTTTATTTTAGTCTTCAATTTTATCAAGTAAATCTACTATTTTATCCAACGATTTTTCTAACACTCCAAGATTTTTTATTGTTGCGTCGTCTTCAGCCATTTCTTCTAACTCTCTAACTTTATCGTAGATTTTTTCTAAACTATTTAACAAAAATTCAAGATCAATATCATAATCTTCAAAATCACTTTTGTGTAATTTCATATCTCTTTTTTCAAATGAAGAAACCAATTGTTTTAAAATACTCAAAGTTTCTCTAAGATCTAAAAAATCATCCATTAATTCACTAGCAACTTCATATTGTGCATGTTCAAATGAATCTCCTTTTAACATTGTTTTCAATTTACCAAACCCAATCATTAGTTTACCAATCATTCCAAAAAGACCTGTAACCCCTTTAGATGCCATTCTGCGTGTTTTCATTTCTTTTTCAATAGATGCGTACCCACCTTCATTCATTATACGTTTAACAATCCTTGTTAAATCTGATTCTGTTAATTTTATAATTTTTCTCATAATTTTTTATTTTATATATAAATATATCAATATATGAAAAAATCCGTCAAATGTTTCACAACATATAACGGATCAATTTTTTTTGTACCTCCGGAGAGACTTGAACTCTCACACCCTTCGGCACTGGTGTCTAAAACCAGCATGTCTGCATTCCATCACAGGGGCATTTATCTGAGGACCTAATTGGAATCAAACCAATCTAACCGGTTTTGCAGACCGGCACCTAAATCTCTCGGCCATAGGTCCTTATATTAACGGCAGTGGTGATCTGCCGCCTTTGTTGCAATTTGGTTGTCGGGTTTAATATTTGTTTTATAACCCAACGATGTTGCCCACCCCACAACAGGAGGAACAAGTTTTGAACTGAAATGTTTTTCTTGACTATTATAGTCTAAGTCAATCTCAACTTGCACCTTTACTTTTTTGGTTAACCATTCGGCAACCTCAATTGAATAATCGGCCTCATTCCAAAGACGTGTCCATTTATCTCTTATTTTTTTCACTTTTTGTTTGTGAAGAATATAATGGACACCCCTATTCCCATACCTATAAGCTATTACCGTAACATACACGGTACTTCTTCTGTGGTTTTGTGAGTCTGTACCGATGTGTACTTCCACCCATGGACATTCTTTTAGAACATCTAAGGTATGTTTTACCACATCAGGAATTGTTTCACCGTTAACCGTTCTAAATACTCTGTTCATTATTTCTATTTGTTTTGTGGGTCCCAGTGGACTCGAACCACTCCCGTGAGGACGAAATTTACAGTTTCGCTGCCGTATCCGAACGACTTTTGGTACCCTTTGTACACTCTACAGGGATCGAACCTGTGACCTGTTGTATGTAAAACAACCGCTACTACCATCTGAGCTAAGAGTGCTTGTTTTAGTTTCTTGGAACGAAGATAACCATTTTTTGGTAACTATCGTTCTTTTTTACTAAATTTTTTTTGTGTCCCCGACAGGGTTCGAACCTGTGACCCCTCCATTAAAAGTCGGAATCTTTACCGTTTAAGCTACGAGGGATTGTGTTTGCGAACCTTGTCGCTCTTGTCACTTTCCATAACACTTGTTTTTATTTGTTTATTAATTAGTTTATTTAATTCACCAATCAAGTAATTTATATCACCAAAAACTATTTGGTGTTCTTTTGAAAACCATTCCATTTTTTCTTTATCTATTTCCATACAATGTGGATTTTTAGGGTCTAAAAATAAATTATAATTAGGGAGATAAAAATCTGGATAATATAATTTATCCTTTCCGTTACTATTTTTCCACTTAAACGGTTTAGGTCTAACCCATTCTACGTTATTTTCATCAAGATATATGGCTACTTTTAATTCCCAAGAGGACTCTAAAATAAGGTTTTTATATTTTATAGTTTTCCTACTACCATTTCTATATTTTCTATTAGTTGAAGCTTCTATTCTACAATGGTTTGAACAGGTAACTTTCTTATTATAGTTTCTTTGAGTAAATAATTTATCACATATTTTACAATTAGTATATTTTATTTTACAAGATCCAAATTTTATAGTTTTGGATAATGAAGATAAAATTTTATCTCTTGTTTCTTGTGATAATACTCTACCGAGTAATGACTTTGCTATTTTATCTTTAGTTTCTTGTTTATGTCCCTCTCTTTTAGTGTTATTATATATTGCCGAACAAGAACTTCCACAGAATTTATTTTTTCTTTTATAAAAATCTAAATCACTATTACATTGTATACATTTATTAGGTGATGTATAATATTCATTTCTTATTAATTCCTTACTTTCCTTTAACGCTTCTACCGCTAATTTTTGTGCTTTTAAAGCATTTTCATAGTGTCCAACATATAATTCTTTCATAGTTTTCTTTCTATATAAATATATTAAAAGTCAAAAAAGTTTATTCGAACCTATAAATTATTTATCGTTGCAAGTGCCGGATTCGAACCGTTCTTGAATGTCCCAAACATCCCGTGCTCACCTGTTTACACCACACTCGCAATATATTTTGCTACGGGGGGAGGGATCGAACCTCCAATGGTAATTTACCTCCAAGGTCAAAACCTGGTGACTTTGCCTAATTCGTCTACCCCGCAATTTACAGAGGAGAGATGAGGTGCCGACCCACAAGCCGTTGTGATTATCTCTCCTTTTATGAAACCAATATGTCAAAGAACTTTTTCTTTTTTTGAGGTTCCTGTCAGGTTCGAACTGACGACTCCGGGTTACAAAGCCGGGGTATTACCAAACTATACTAAGGAACCAAATTTTTGGGTATAAAAAAACCCGAACTGTTTTGAGTTCGGGTCTTATATTCCTTTTTATTTTTGTTAATCTTTATCAACTCATAAATGAAAATGCCCTAATATGCGACTTAAGCGTACAATACACGTTAAACGACCACTGAATGCTCGGGTTACAAATGTTCATATGTTTATTAGTTGTTTTC